CCGTCTTGGAGGCGTGCCAATTGACGAGTGTGCCCCCGATGAGGCGCGCTTCTCTGGCATGCTGTCCATCCCGTACCTCACCCCAGTAGGGGGTGCGGTTGCGGTCAAGTACCGGAACCTGAGGCCGGATGCAGAGCCTCGCTACCTGGCCCCGTCGGGGCAGGGGACGCATCTTTTCAACGTGATGGATTTACACAAACCTTCGCCGCGTGTGGTTATTTGCGAGGGGGAGATCGACACTATGACCGTGTCGATGTTGGGAGTCCCTGCGGTGGGACTCCCAGGCACCCAGACATGGAAGCCGTACTACTCGCGGATCTTCGATGGGTATCGGGAGATCCTCATCCTCGTTGATAACGATGCCAAGAGTGAAGGCAACCCGGGCCAGGACTTGGCCCGGCTGATCATGCGGGAGATCCCTGGTGCCAGGAACGTGGTACTTCCTGATGGTTATGACGCGAACTCGTTTTACCTGAGCGAAGGCGCGGAGGCTTTACTTGACCTTCTCGGTGTGTCGCCAATCAGTGCTGCATGAAACGGGATGTAACATACACGCAGGCCGACAGGGAGGTACTGCAATGGATTGTGCGGAGTGTGAGCGCCTTGGGTCTGACGCCCACTGGCATAACAACGTCAGGGCGCACCGTGACCCTGACGTTGGAACTGCCGGAGGTTTCCGTACCGCAGCAGCGGCCCTCTACGGTGAGCAGTTAGATCTGCTGCTGTCGAAGAACGCGGACTATTCGCCACTGAACATCAGCCTCGCCCCCTTCGGGGTGATGGAAGGGCTTGTCACCCGCATCTCGGACAAGTTCTACAGGATCATCAACCTCTTGGAGCAGGGCACTGAGGCGAAGCACGAGTCCCTTGAGGACTCGTTCAGGGATCTCATGGGGTACGCCGCCATCGGCGTCCTGTGCCTTCAAGGTGAATGGCCTGGTGTCGCGAAGGGCGGTAAGAAAGCATGAAGGCCACCGTTATCGTCAGCGATCTCCAGGCACCCTACTGTGACCGCAAAGCGGTCGATGCAGTTTCGGAGTTTATTGAGGATTACAAGCCGGACTCGGTTGCGTGCGTTGGCGATGAAGCCGACCTTCCTCAGTTGAGTCGGTGGACCCGTGGGACCAAGGGTGAATTCACTGGCGACCTTGGCAAGCACCGAGACACAACCGTCGAGGTTCTCCGGCAGTTGAAGGTGCAGCATCTGTCCCGCTCGAATCACGGAGACCGCCTGTGGAACTCAATCTCCACTCGCCTCCCCGGACTTATGGGCCTGCCGGAACTTGAGTACAGCGCGTTCTTCCGTCACGAGGAGTTGGGGATCACTTTCCATCGTGAGCCCCACCTGCTGGCAAAGGGCACCTACCTCATGCACGGCGATGAGGGATCGATCTCACGTAACGCGGGCATGACCGCTGCTGGGCTTAGTGCGCGTATCGGTGCCGGGGTCGTGTGCGGTCACACGCACCGACTCGGCCTAGTGCCGGTCACGGAGATGGTCGGGTCGAAGATCCAGCGCATCCGCTGGGGCTTCGAGGTGGGGCATCTGATAGATATCAAGACGAGTGGCATGGCGTACATGAAGGGGATGGCGAACTGGCAGCAAGGCTTCGGCATCCTCATCGAGGAAGCCGGTACCGTCATCCCGATCCCCGTGCCCATCATCAACAAGTCGTTCGTCGTAGACGGGACCCGATATGCCTGGTAGTTGGCCTGATGATGTCTCATCCGATGTGCACGACTTGGTGCGCATCGCCTCGGGAGTTGTCGGCAAGAGGTACTGGCGTTACGTACCTATCGACGACATCAGGCAGGCGGTTGCCACACACGTGTGGCGCAACCGGGAGAAGATCACGGAGTATCTGCGTGACGAGGATCGTAAGAGAGGCTGGGCTGCCGCTATGACGGCAGCGAAACGTGCCGGGGAACGGTACGCACGAAAGGTGAAGGCCGACCTTGTCGGCTACAAAGCCTCTGACGAGTTCTTCTACGACAAGGCCCTGATCTGCGAGGTGATCCGCTTCTCGGTCACCGGGTCTATGCCGACCCCGGATGAGGATGCGGGTAAGGTTTCGGTTCCGCGTGATCCTGCTGAGGGCGGGAACTTGAACGCGATGCTGGCTGACGTCAACTCGGCTCTAGCCGAGTTGGAGCCGGGTGAGGCTGCGCTCTTGACGCGCCGGTATGGTGAGGAAGAGTCGATCGATCTGCTGGCGAAGGAACTTGAGGTGTCCAGGCAGGCCGTTGAGGGCCGACTGGACAGGCACTTGAAGAAGGTGCTTAACTCGCTCGGCGGGGAGAGTCCGTACCGCAAAGTTTGAGGGCCTGGGTGGCCCATGCTAGGCTGGGTCCACTACTTGGGAGGTCCGCATGCTTTTCTCTGAGGCCGTTGAGGCTTTCCTCGCTGCTCGCGCAGCGGAGGGCACTCGACCTAACACCCTGTCCAACTACCGCCGGGATGCCCGGCAGTTCATTAGCGTGGTGGGCGATATCGGCCCCATCAAGGGCCGATGGGAGCAGGGTGTGGTCGTGGGTGGGCTGAGCCCAGCCCACGTGGACATGGTCCTGGCTTCGATGGCGGAGCGGGGCTACGCCCCAGGCACCATCAACATCTTCCAGTCCTCCATGAGGGCGCTCTGTAAATGGCTGAGAGCCCGTGGGATGCTGCTCCCTGACCAGGACCCCCTGGCGGGGCGAAAGTGGCTCAGTGACCCTCCAAAGGCCAGGAAGAGGCTGTCTGTGGGGCAGACTAAGGCCCTGCTGGAGGCTGATCTGCATCCTCGGGACAAGATGGTTGTGGCCCTGGGGATCTTCCTGTTCCTGAGGCAGTCAGAAGCCCGCACCATCCGGATATCGGACGTTGACCTGGAAACGAATCGGATCCGGGTCATCATCCACAAGACCCGTGAAGCCGACATCATGGTCATCCCCATGGAACTGCGCCCCATCCTCAGGGAATGGCTCACCTACTACAGCACCCAAGCCGGACCCCTCCAGCCGGACTGGTACCTGATCCCCGCCAAGTCCGGGGCCCAGTTCGGGGACCCCGAACCCACCCTCCGACCCACCAAGCAACTCGATCGGGTTGCGGACGTTGTCAACGCCGCACTCGACAAGATCGGTTTCCCCACCAAAGACGAAAAAGGGCGCTCGACCCGGGAAGGTATGCATACCCTCCGCAGATCGAGCGCCCTCAATCTCTATCACGAGCAAGTGGGTCTCGGTGTTGACCGAGCCCTTACCACCGCCCAGTCATTCCTTCATCATCGCTCAGTCACCATGACTGAGCGGTACCTGGGCCTTGAGTCGGGTCGAGAAACCCGGAACAAGGAGTTCGATAATCGTCCTTTGTTCCCCTCCATGGTGGAGAAGGACAACGTCAGGCATCTACCTGTGCGCCGTGAGGCATGAGCAGGCGCATCAGGTCGTCATCGATCAGACCTGAGGGCTGCATCCGCAGCCGCATCTGCTCCCCTCGGATCCGTGCCGCAAGTTCATCCGTGAAGTAGTCGTCACCTGGGGACATCCCCAGGCGACGCTTCACTGCACTGACTAGCGGATGGTTATCACCTGGACCTAGCAAGATCATGGATCACCGTCATCTCAGGAAATATTTGAATGTACGGGGTGAAGCGCACTGTGCCGTTCACTCGCGCGAACTGCCAGAACGTGAACGTCGGACTCATACGGTTTTCACCGTGATGTCGATGATGCCGCCGAAACCCTCAGCCCGCTCAGGTGGTGCCACCTGCTTGAACGACATGTCCTCCAGGGACACGAAGTAGGTGGTCTCGTTGTTCAGATCTTGCAGCGTGAAGGACGCCCCATTCTTGGTGGCGTCCACTAACTGCTGATACCTGACCAGGGCGTCGCCCTGGCGACCTGAGGTTTGACCCTTCTGATCCACCTCACGGTCAAAGCAAAGCAGACTCATGCGGATCAACTCGCTGCGCGGCACACTGGGTGTGGCTCGCAGTGACCACGCCTCCACTGCCGGGGTCTCACCCACAGCCAGACGCAGTTCCGGGTCCTGCTCGAATGCGCTACCAGGATTACCTGCGCCTGCCCGCACTGCAACTGCCCTGGTCGTCACAGTCCTCGGCTTCGACAAGTCCAGCCATTGCGAGTATGAGCCCTTCAACAGGTCCCACGTGTAGCCGAGTGTGCCACCCCATGAGAGTTCCCCTGCCCCTGGCGGTGGGCCAGGGATCGGGTCACCAGGCAGTGGCGGCGGCGTTGGCGGGGTGACTGGTGGCAGGGTGCCGTTGTGGAAGACGAGCCTGACTGCTGCCCGTGAAGTGGGCGAGGTCAGGGCGATAGGCCACGACCCCTTGACTCCTGGGGCGATAAGTGTGCCGACCTCGGTGCCTGCAGACCCGTCAACGATGAACGCTGTCACAGCCCCGGAACCTTCCGGGGACATGATCAACCCGAGCCTTTGCCAGTTCTTCTCCACCGTGGTACCCATGCGGATCCAGCCAGACTGGATCACGCCCGTGGACTCCCGGTCATTGGCGGGCCGGGAGATGTAGATCGAACCGTCAGCGCAACCCATCACGAGGTAGTCGTCATGGACGGCTATCGCACTCGTGACCTTGCTGGTGGAGCCGACAGGTACACGTTCCGCATTCGCCCACGGCACCCGCTGCTCCTCAGTGATGCCGCCCAGGTCGAACTGGACGACACCCGAGCGTCCTTCGCCAGCGTCATCAACAGGCGCCCACGCGTACTGCCCATAGAACGTGAACCCGCCTGTGGGCGGGGGGCAGTGCTTGAGGATGGGACCGTATTGGATATCGCCAGAGTCCTTGATCAGGCCAAGCCGAACGCCAAGGTTCGTACCAATCAGCAGGTACGAGCCGAGATAGGCGTCAATTGACTTGATCTTCTCACCCAACGGCATTGCTGCCACCTCGCGGGGCGAGGTGAGGGTGGGCACAGCACCACTAGGGTCGATCGTGATCGAGTAGATCCCCGACTGGTCAGCCCCGGACCCGGCGATGTAGATGGCGCCAGGTCCCTGGGTCGTGTCGACCCAGGTCCAGCCGATCTCAGTCTTGGCGAACGCGGGAGTAGCCGCGTTCAAGTCCACTGGGGGGCTTGACGGTGCTACAGCAACCACATGCACTCGCCCACCCTGGGCAACCACAAGACGGTCCTTCACATACCACGCCTGAACTGGAAGGGTAGATGTGTAGGTCTGCACTTGCTGCGTGCGAGTGCAATTCCAGATGCCCTCACCTGCAGTTGAAACGACCGCGTATCCTTGCGCGGACACAATGCCCGTGACGTCGGAAGTGAACGTGTGCACCTTGTGCCACGGCATCGCAGGCCCCGACAAGGGAAGCAGGTGCTGAAACTCCTCAGCGTGGATCACGTTACCGTCAGAGAACCATAGCCTTCCACCCGCCACAGCCATGTGCGGCTCGTGGTGCTGGTGATTAACGGGCACTGAGGCACGGTACAGGTGGATCAGTCCCGGGGTGGAGAAGACGTCAACACCGTACGACCAGTTGAAAGTGCTTGGGATCGGTTGAACGGAGATGGGTTCCATCCACTCGTATCCAGCGCCCGCAGACCAGTCAGTCTGCGATCGCACCCACACGCCATCGAAGGACTGGTCCCCAGGTTCGGAAGAGTTGTCGACCTGTTCCTTCAACACCCGCGCGAAAGCGCGCTCGTATGGCATCTCGGGGGACACAGCGGAAATGAACTTGAGACCTGAGACGTCCCAGTCATAGGCACCGGCGGTAGCCATTTAGTACTCCCGAGAGTAGTGGGCCCTTGTGACGTACTTGTTCAGCAGTTTCATGACCTCTTCTTCGAGTCGCTTCTCGTAGAGGCCGTAGAAGTGGCGCGATGTGTTCATCGCAGCCTGAGGCAGATCCATCTGCGCACCGAGAGTTGTCTGCGATCCGACTGCACGAGTGTTCATCTGGTAGGTGCCTGCTGTCGCTATCAGGCGAGCAGCAGCACCGAACATGACAACATCCCAAGACGAGTCCGGCAGAAGACTGTCATTGAATGACTGGGTCTCAAAGTCCACTGCACGCAGCGGACGAGAGATCACGACATTGAACAGCCTCCCCACTGGGGGGCAGTCATAAACGTACAGGCCCTTCTCGCTCGGATAGTCCGCGTTCGGGTCGAACGTCCACTCCCGCGCATACCACCTGTCCCGAGTGATCGAGGGATCGGTGGGGATGCTCACCGACAGCACCTTCTGCGTGTCCCAGGGCAGTTCGTAGGAGACGCGTGTTGTCGAGCCACGGAACGACACGGTGTCCACACCGAACATGCGACCACTCATCGCCAGGATCACCTGGTTGAGTGTGTCGTGAATGACCTTGCGTGGGAACAGCGGGGCGACCGTGACCTTAGACTTGGCGGCATGGATTGCCGGGGCAGTCCCATCCGATCCACGCCCGAACGGTGGGATCACACCCACCTTTCGGGTAACGTCAACATCCTCAAGGATGATCAGTTCACTGTCGATCTCGATCCGTCCCCGCGACAAGACGTCGGGAGAATTCACGAAAATTTCAGTGGCGGAGTCCGAAACATCGGACGTCAGCCACGTGGACAGTTCCTGATCCCGAGTGAATGAACGCAGTTGAGCGGCGGTGTCATCGATCAATTGACCGAAGGAAGCCATGAGCACTCCTAGGCAGCGCGGATGATGTAGTTCAGGACGATGTACGGGGGAAGGTGGTTATCGGTCCCACCAGCGGAGGCGGCAGTCTTCGTTGCACCACCACTGATCGTGGCGAGATGAATGTTGCTGTCGTGAATGTGTGCTTGACCACCATCGGCCACCACGGCAGTGACGCTGATGCCGTGCTGGTGGGAAGTCTCGGTGGCGGTGGTGCCCTTCGTTGCCGCGCTCAAGCGGGTAGCGGAACCGCCCGTGGAGTTATTGCTACTGTCAGTAGTGCTGACGACCACGCCACCGTGGTCGTGGGCACCAGCAAGACTCGTCTGCCCAGTCACCGTGACCGTGTGTGAGTGTGCCGTATCCGCAACACCCGTCTTCGGTGCGCCAGTGATCGTGTGATTGTGATCAGGCACCTGATGTTCGTGCGACGGGATTGACGATGCGGAGATCTTCAACGAGCCACCCTTATCGGCGACATTGTTGAACGGGTCGTTTGCGGCACCGGACTTGCCGAACACTGCCCGACCCCTGAGGTCGGGCAGGTTAACCAACTTCCCCGCCGACCCGAAACGTCCAGCCAGGACGGCTGCCAGTTTCGGGTAATCATCAGACGAGAACGTGTTGCCGTCACAGATGAGCCAACCTGCAGGCACCGGCACGCCCGCGAACGCGATCACGGAGCCAACAGGTGCGAAGGAATGGTCAAGGCTGTCAGCGAAATCCGAGAAAGCCTTCGGCCCGTCAGCAGCCTCAGGGTAATCAGGGATAACAGTCTTGGTGCCAGCGGGAGAGGTGTGAGTCTTAGGCATCTTCGTCCTCATCGTCGAAGGGGAGTTGATCGGATGATTCCTTGTCGCTGAACGTCTTCGTCAGCACAGCCGCCAGGGCGCCAACGCCCGTAGCGGCAAGAGTGACCAGGGCGGGGATGTCCCCCAAGCCACCAATGACCAGGGCCAACGCACTGAGCATGGCAAGTGGGGCGATCAGTGGGGCGAGCCCCGGGAACCGTGCAGCCCTGGTGATCATCAACGAGAAGATCACCAGGGCAACAACGGCAAGCCCCAAATCAATCAGCAGCAAGGCCAACGTCACCTCAGTGACTGCACTATCCGGGGCGTCAGGCATTACAGAGGCTTCTTACCGTGAGCCTTGCGGAAGACGCCGCGCTCCTTCGGAGTCACCTTGCCGTCCTTGTCGGTATCCATCGCAGCCTTGCGCTTCTGCGCAGCGGCACTGCCCTTCGCAACATCGACAGTCTTCTCCTGAGGGTTCGGTGTGCCGTGACCCTTCGGGACGCCGGACAGGTCAATGTGACCGTCCTGATCGATGCCCAACTCCTGCATGACGTCATGCACCTGCTGCATGGTCGTGCCCTTCTTGATGTAGATGTGCATCCAGTCAGTGTCCGAGGCGAGGGTGTACTGACCGCCAAGGTCAGTGGACCCGCCCCAGTTGAGGACCTTGTACTTCTTCAGCATGTCGCGCATCGTTGCGGACTTCTCGCCCTTCCACCAGGAGTAAGGGCCAGTGCCGAGGCGACCCTCATGGGAGGCGTTGACATCCATGGCAACGCCACCAGAGTGGTCACTCCACGCGCTCGCAGCGCGTGCCTGACGGTAATCGTACGACTCGCACTCGTGAAGCGGCGCAATACGCTGGTTCCACTCCGAGGCGAAAGCGAGGAACAAGGGCATGTAGTCCTTGTTCCCGAGCATCTTGATGTTGGTGCCGGGGATCACCTTAGTGACCAACTTGGGGTCGTCCCAGCCGCTAAGGACAGGGAAACCGGACAGGGTAGTGGGCATTGCTTCTCCTTACAGGGGGTTGGTGGTGCTAGGCATCAGTTGATGCAGATGAAGTAGTTGACGCTGATGTTCTTCGGCTGTGTCTCAGTGTCACCGCCACCCCATGAAATGGTGTGAGTGTGATCGTCAACAGGATCAATACCAGCGTGCACCTGATTGCCGCCACCGGTTGCCTGGATGGTGGATACGTTCCCGTCTGCGTACTTGATGTCGCCAGAGAAGCCTCCGTTCCACCTACGGAACGGGTGGCGGTGACCGCCAGCCGCGTTCGTTGTGCTCGTGAACGGGTTGCGCGGGAGGCGAGTAGTGTCCTCGCGGTACGACAGGATCGCCCCACCGTTCCACGCCGGGTTATTCCCGTTGACGCCAGCCATCCGCAAGAATGAGCCCCGAAGGTCGGGCACATTCTGCGAGCCCGTGATCTGAGCGTACTTCGAGCCAGTGACGTTGCGACCATCAGCGAGAACCCATCGGGCCGCTTCCGCGCCCAACAGGTTCTTGAACTGAACCTCGGATAGCACTGAATGCTTGATATCACCGACCTGACCGGCCTGGTTGGTGCTACCACCGCCTTGAGCGATCTCGACCCATGCCGCACCATCGAATCGGTAATCCTTACCGTCATCGAGGAACGTGTGCCGCTCGTTCTGTACGGGCTTGTGGACATGCCACGACACGACACCCGCAGAGTCATACGAGTACATGATGACGTCGCCAATAGCGACGTCCGCTCGGGATGGTGCACCGACGTTGAAGACAGCCGAAGCCACATACGCTCGACCAGCCACACGCTGCGACACGGTAGGTACAGCCGAGAGGCGCGAGTGGATGGGGGCCGTCTGAACGTTGATAGCCGAGACGGCTTCAACGTGACTATCGACGTACGACTTCTGTGCCCACGGTGGCGCCGAGGGCACCCACTTGCTCTTTGTCGCAGACCAGATCAGGACCATCCCGTCGGGCTTAGTTGCCACAGCCTTTTCGACGTCCTGAAGATCCTCTACCGTAATACCGGCCTCGTGAAGCGTGGCACCCGTGGCATTACCAGTGCCACGGGCATTCTCTGCCCCATCGTCTCCCGTGAAGCGGTGGAAAGTCGCTCCAGTCAAGTCGAAGTAGATGTCGTCCGCGATAGGTGGGTAGGTGACAGGGTTGGGTGCGGTCGTGGTCTGCCAGTTACCGGCCATGGGTAGCCCCCGACCGATGTACATGATCGGCGAGTGGACCCCGTGAGGCGCCCACTTGCCCTTGGAGAAGACAAGCGCCTGACCCGCCGTAGGTGGTTTAGTGCTTGTGTCAACATCCGCCAACACATCCAGGTTCACATCCTGCAACATGTACCACTTGTTGGTCTCGTCCCATACGAGCATCATTCCACTGTTAAGAGTGCCGGGCCCGACGACATCGACAGCACTATTGACAGTGATATGTTCCGCGACCCAGGCAGAAGACGCAATGTCCCAAGTGAGAACCTGCTTATCCTCGGTGCCGTTGGGGACCGACTGGAAGTCGCCAGCGTCAATCCACTGACCGGAGTTCTCATTCCATGCGTACATGTGATGCGTGGAAGTGACGATGCGGACCTCGCCAGGCTGACCTGATGCTGGCAGGTCAGCGACAGTGGCAACAGAATGCCCCATGTGTGCCGCAGAACCAGTCTGCTTAAACAGGCCCGAGTCCTTCCATGAGCCCGTAGCAGCATCCCACGAATGCACGTGACCAGAGTTGTTGACCAGGCGCATCTCACCGGGAGTGCCGGTGGCGGGCAGATCCAGTGAGGTCGGAACAGGATCAGCAAAGAACGCAGCCGTGCCCTGAGGACCGATAGGTCCAGCAGGGCCGATAGGACCCGTAGGTCCAGCGATAGCACCCAAGTCCACGTACCCCGCTGGGGGTACGGGGCCAGGGGAAGCAGCACCAGACGAAGGGTCATAGATGTACAGGTGACTTGTGTCCTGCGCCATGAACACCGTGAGATTCGCTGGCCCCGCAGGCAGTGACGCCGCATTAGAGACGACACCCGAGATCTTCATCGTCTCGCCAGCGTCACCCTTCGGTCCACGGAAAGGCCCACTGTCGACCCACGTGTTCGTGGCTCCACGCCAAGTCCACAAGTGCCCATCGTTGTTCGTGATGAACCCGTCACCAGGGTCACCCTTCGCGGGCAGTTTCGACGCGTCATCAATGAGGCCCCTGATGTTCAGGCCGGGGCCCGGCTTACCTTCCGGGCCGCTGAACGCGATCCACTGAGTGCCGTCCCAAACGTAGGCTGGCTTCGCCATTTACTTCCCCTTCTCAAGCGCGTCAACACGCGCAACAAGGTCATCGATCTGATTCTGCTGACGTTGAGTCAGAGCCAACAGGGCAGCGATGACTGCCCTGTCTTCGTAGTTGTGGACGAGCCCACCATCAGTGAACACGACTGCAGCATCACCAAGTGCGGACTGCACGTTCTCTGCGATCAGGCCGTACACGTGCTTACCCGAGTTCGGGTCGTCAGCGCCAAGGTAGTCTGACTTGTACACGAACGTGACCGGGTTGAGGGCGAGAGCCGCATCCGCGCCGTCAGCCCCAACGGGGGTGATCTGCTCCTTGTAACGCTGCGATGAGGCAGACTTAGCCTTGACAACCTTGTTACCGCCAGCGAGAACCACGGGGTCACCAGTGGTGGAAGTTTGCGCAAATCCGGGCGCCTCAGTGTGACCGATAATGCGCACCGACTGGGTCTGCCCCGGCAAGATCGCAAAATCGGAGTTGTTTGCCGTCAATGCCGTGGGACCCTTAGCCCCGAAATAGGTTGAGCCCTTAAGGCTGTTCGGGCCGTTGTCGGTTTCGAAAGATCCGTGCATCTTGATCGTCTTGCCATTGCCGTCGATCTCCATGACCGGCGCCTTCAAGAAGCCGTCATTGATCTGGACCATTCCAGTCAGGACAACCTGACTGGTGGAGTCCCAGTTACCCAGATAGAGGGCGCCGTGGGCTTTCGGGGAGACGAGGATGTTTGAGGCCGACGAGTGGATCTTCGTGTAGCCCGCCACCTCATGCGCGGTCATCTCAATGAAGTTGGCACCCTCCGACGAGCGGATGCTCTTGCCATCGGAGAAGTACAGGTCCCCGACCATCGTCTGTGCGTTGGCGTCAGTCTTGGAGACAAACTTGGTCGAGTCCACTGTGCCAGCCGGACCAGCGGGTCCGGCGGCACCTGCGGGCCCTGCAGGCCCGGCGGGTCCTGCCGGACCCGGAACGGTTGAGGCAGCCCCAGCGGGGCCAGTGGGCCCTGCAGGCCCGGTGGGGCCTGCAGGACCGGCGACACCTTGAGGCCCACGGAACGCGCCAGCATCCACGAAAGCCGTCTTGTTAAACACGTGCAGGTTGTCGCCAATCATCCAGGCGTCACCGTGAGTGTTACCCGTGGCAGGCAGGTCAGCGACCGACGCCTTCACCCCGAGCACGTTCAATGCGGGACCTGTATCACCAGTATCACCCTTGTCCCCCTTGGCCCCTTGGGGGCCAGCGGGGCCAGCGTCTCCCTTAGCACCAGCATCGCCCTTCGGACCCTGAGGGCCAGCAGGGCCATCCGGACCAGCGGGGCCCGCATTGCCGCGAGGGAGAGTGAAGTCGAGGATGGCTGCGCCAGTGGAACCAGAGTTCACTACAGCGGCGTTAGCGCCCGCTGCACTGGTAGTGACCGTGCCGACAGTGACAGTGGCAGCAGGGCCAGTGACTGACTGGCCCTGCGGACCAGTCGCACCAACATCACCCTTATCTCCCTTGTCTCCCTTGTCACCCTTAAGTCCCTGAGGCCCGGCAGGACCCTCAGGTCCTGTCGCGCCAGTAGCACCAGGGTCACCCTTGGCTCCGGTGTCACCCTTAATGCCCTGGACTCCCTGGTCACCCTTCGGGCCTGTGGCCCCCGCGGGGCCAACCGTGCCAGTATCGCCCTTGTCTCCCTTGACACCCTGGATCCCCTGAATGCCTTGGTCGCCCTTCGTACCCTGCAGGCCAGTGTCACCTTTATCGCCCTTAAGACCCTGAGGCCCTTGGGGTCCGACGATCTTTCCGACGTCATTGAACTTCCCGCCACCCCACACGTACAGGTCGCCTGAGTCGAGGGCGATGTAGGCATCACCGTCAGTGTTACCTGTAGTGGGTAGGGCGGAGGCGTCGGCGACGGAGCCCTTCACGTTAATGCCGGTGCCCTGGGGACCGATAGGTCCCTGCGAACCGGTGTCTCCCTTATCGCCCTTATCGCCCTTGGCGCCAGTCAGACCGATATCACCCTTGGCCCCAGTGTCGCCCTTCGGGCCCTGAGGACCCGTCGCGCCAGTGTCACCCTTGATGCCCTGCGGGCCGATAACACCCTGAGGCCCCTGATTGCCCTGATCACCTTTGTCGCCCTTAGTGCCAGTGAGTCCACGGTCACCCTGCAGACCCTGATCACCCTTAGGACCTATAGGTCCCTGCAGGCCCGTGAGCCCAATGTCACCCTTGTCACCCTTGTCGCCCTTAGGGCCTTGGATGCCCTGAGGCCCAGTCAGACCGATAGGACCCTGTGGGCCGATCGGTCCAGTGATCGCTGGGCCTGTGCCCATCGGCACCCAGCGAAGGCTGCCAGCATCCCAACGCTTAAGAATGTTCGCGATCGCATCGAACCACAGTTGACCATCGATCGGACCCACGGGAGCGTTCGCACTCGCGACCAGGTTGTACGAGATGAGCGAGTCATCCTCATCAACCCAGATGTCGCCCTTCTCCAGCGGTGTCAACGTGTGACGCTGGAATGGCGCAGTCATCTGGTATTCGGCACCAGGCCCGGGAGGGCCAAGGGGACCGGGAGGGCCATCCTTACCAGGGTAGATCCTCTTGTGCACCACATCATCGATGAACTGCTCAAGGTCATTGTGAGCAGCGAGATGCCCGCGATCACCAGGGATATGCGTCATTACGGTCCTCCAAGAGGGGAATGGACTGGTTCAGGGAAGGTGGCTCTATCGAGTGGCACGTTGTCAATTGAAATGAAAACGTCATCCCACTGGTCGTCGTAGTCATCGATATACCTGACCGACCCCATGTCGGTCAGATCCAACTGGCGTACCAAGTCGTAGGTCACCCAGTTCTCCCTGGGCGTCCACACATACTCGGCACCCTCAAGGTCCTCGTCTGCAGGGAACTCGAAAGCCTCCCACTGCCCGTTCCGGCGAACGAGAGTGATCGACTCCCACCAGGCGGTCGTGAAATAGAGTGCCCACGGTAGCCCCAGTTTGGACCGGGTGCGCTGCAGATCTGGCTTGAACAGTGGCATGCGGCCTCCATCATGTGGTTTCTGCCAGTGGCAAGGCCCACCACCTTGTGGGTGATGGGCCAAGCCAAAGGAAGAAATCAGTTCTTGAACTCGTCCTTGATGAGCGTGGCCTCGCCAGCGGAGGCAACAGCCACAACGCTCTCGGTGTTGTAGATGCCCCATCCGGCGCATCCGTACCATCCGAGACCGAACAGTCGGCCGAACTTATCGGTCGACGGCGTGATCACCGTCGAGAACTCACGGTTGATGGCCTCAAGAAGGCCATCCTTCCCGAGGAAGAACGTGATGTAGTTACCGTTCGCATCCTTGGGAACCCGAGTGGTCTCGATGAAGCGAACACCCTCGTACGTGCCGATGTCGCCCGAGAAGAGAACGCCGTTAGCGTTCTCCGTGTAGATGTGCGCGGGACGCCAGCCCGCAGCGTCCGTCTCCTCGCGCAGTTTCACTGCTGCGGCGGGGTGGATGAACGCAACGTACTGGTTGCCCTCGTACGGCATTGCAAGCGCGCTGCGCATGCCTGCAACGATGCGACGAATCGCAGCGGAGGTGAGGGGACCGGCAGCGGCAGCGGCGTCGCCAGCGGTGACGGCATTGCCAGCACCCGAAGCGACGTAGAACTTGTTAGGCGTGGTGAGCAGAACGTTCTCCACGATCTTGTCCACCGAGTTCGCCATGTTCTCGCCAACCTGGTACGCCTGCATCGGGTCGATCGACGCCCAGGAGAAGTCCCGCAGGCGAAGCGTGGTGACCGTAGCATTGCCGTACTCGTTCAGCGTGAAGGTCTTCTTGAGGATACCCTTCAGCGGCTTGTAATCCGGATCGGCGTACTCATCCAGCGGATTGATGGCAAGGTCAAGCGCATCCCGGTACTGGAACATGTCGAACGTGGAACCGGGGTACGCCAACTGCGCCGGACGCACCGTCGCGAAACGACGGTAGTACGGCTCAGCCTTCTGCTTGATGGCGATCAACTTGTCGAACGTAGCCTTGATCGCATCAGCAGCAAGAACACCGTCGCCGATACCCGCCTCAGCGCGGGTACCCGTGACGACGGGTCCGACCAGACTTGAAGCGTCGAACTTGACGTCCGACGTAGTGGCAGTGAATGCCATGTCGTTCCCTCCTTAAGGGACTATTGGCCCTGCAGCAGGGTGAGCAGTTCGGTCTCCGATGATGCCGACTCGATGCGGCTCAGCAGATCGCTAGACACAGACTGTCCACCTGCCTCAGCGGCGCTCATGCGCCGATGGGCCTGGATTGATGAATTGTCAGGAACAGAAGCCTGCTCCTGTTGGCCCTGAACGGGGCCACCGAATACGTCACCGTACTCGCTCAACCAATCAACAAGATTGTCTTCCGTTGGGTCAAGGTCGGAGGGGATGAACGCTGCAATCTTCGGGTTGTAACCCTTCGACTCCAGCACGGAAGCGACACTACGCTTCCGCTCACCAGCCTTGAGGCTGCTGTTCTCCTTCTCCAACTCCTTAGCAAACTTCGACATCTCGTCGATCTTTGCCCGCAACCTCTTAACAAGGTCCGATCCCTGAGCGTCCTCGAAATCGTCCATGTCGTAGATGCTGTCGTTCTGGGCCATACCATCTCCCTTACTTGTCCCCCACATTGGAGGGTCGCCACGGCGCACCACAACACCGGGGTGTGTTGGGTGGATGTGTGACTGCCGGACTTATCCAAGCAACCGGGGCCGGTGGGTCCGGTGCTGAGTGGAGCGGCTGGGAATCGAACCCAGGTCCAGTCCGTTGCCATCGTGTGGCTCTACGGTCTGTCGAAACCTTCCCGCCCCACGCGCCTACGGCGCGGAGTAGATCGTGGAAGCCACGCTCACCCAGTCAGCCACCGGAACGTCGGTGGTGAGGGAGAACGAGCCCGTGCCCGAGCCACCGATGATGCCACCAGCAGTGCTGATGGACGAACCGGAACCGTTGAGCACGTTGACCTTCATTGAATCGCCAGAGCAAGAAGCGCTGACGTTGGAGTAGATGACGCCCGTGATCTTGTAATCACCGAGCGTGTCGTCCCACACCGGGGTGCCAGGATCGATGTCGTATGTCGTGTCGCACACGGTGGGCGTGACCAGCCCGGAAGCGACAGCGCTAGACGAAAGCGTCAGCACCGCTGCAGTAGCGCCAGCCGCGATTGCAGCGACAGCGCCGACAATCGCACCAAACAGGACCGCCTTGCGGCGAGGAGTTGTGCTTTCGGGTGTTGCCATTTATGTGTCCCTCCCAGGGTTCAGACGATGATAGCGATTGCTATCAAGCAGCCGATTGCTGCGCCTGCGAAGGCGCAGAACATGTACAGATAGAACCTGTCGTGACTTTTCATTTGCCTGTGTGTGCGCGGTACCAGCGATAGTCGTTGGTGTCGCGCCTAGTGACCTGCAGGATCCGATCCCACTGGTGCTTCGGTTCAGTCTTCGTCGTCCACATAGCCGAGATACTCCCAGATGTCGTCATCCACTTCCCAACCCCTTGCTCCCTAGACTGTCTCGTCCGAGACCAGACGATCCAGAGAACCTGGCGCGTTCCTTAGACGCCAGGCCCTTCTTCTTCTCGGAAGCCTTAACCCCGCCCTCAAGGGCGAACTCGGAGTCGAGCGCTTCCTTATCTGTGAAGGTGCCACCTTCGATGGCAGCCAACTGAGACAGCGTGTAAGACACCTCTCGGGCGTTAGCCAACTTCCCTGCCGCTGTCCCGTACGTGTATCCACGGGCAGCGATAGCGTCCGCTGACTGGGAGTCGATGGCGTACCCTGACTCTGCGCCAGCGCCGAGAATCCCGGCGCGGGCCTGGCGGGTTTCGAACTCGGACACAATCTTGGAACCCAAGTTCTCGGGGTCAAGCATGTAGGCGACCATGTCGCCGTCAGTCATCCCGTACTGGTTCCGCAGCGCCTCAACGACGCTGCGAGGGGCATTGCCGTTGATGTACGCCTGCGCCGCAGCGACACGCTGCGTTGCCTCAGACGGGTTGACATCATTTGTCATCAGCCTGCCGATGTAGTCGGTGGAGTAGAAGTCCTGGTAGGTGCTGCCCAGCGTGGAGATCGCGCTGCGATACTCACGCTCCGCCGCGATATACTCCGACTCTGAGATGCCCTGCTTGATGGAAGACAGATGCTCCATCCCAGGGAACCGCTTCTTGTAGGCGTCCGTGGATCGGATCTCTCGCGCAATCTGCGCCTCTGACACGTTGTTCGACCACTGGGTCACCATCCAGTCAGCCAGGTCGTTTCCGTCCTCGCCCAGGTACTCAATCAGCGCCTGCTTCAATGCGATAAAAGCGTCAGTCTGCTGGCGCGCAGGATCTGTTGTCGTCTCGTCAGCCATGCATCACCCCAGGAATCCGAAAGACTTAAGCAGATAGTTGGCAGTATTCTGCGCCGTCTCGTTGGCGTTCTTCGTGTAACGCCAGCGAGAATCCTGGTCGAGGACATTGATATCCGTCTCGGGGATCTCAAGAACCTCCGACATCATCGAGATGTAGCCTTGGGCGTAATCCTGAAGGTCCTTGCCCTCGGCGAGCATCTTGTCCGCGTACGACGGGTAGCGGCTCGCCGCCTGGCGACGCACATAATCCTGAGCGTCCGTGATCTTCGAGTCCCCGGCGACAAGGGATCTCACCGTCTTGCCAACCCAGTCTTTCCAGGTCTGCGAGTTGACGTCGAAACCGTTCCTAGCCAGCGAAGACAGCAACTCCTGCTCAGCCTCACCAGCCGACCCAAGGAAACCGTCATCGGGGTCGTTCTTGATCTTCTTCGCAAGCCAGTCGTTGTATGCCGACTGGCGCTCAGGCGCATTGAACCCGAGACGAACATACTTCTCCGACAGTTCACGGGCCTTCTTCTCCGACAACTGCAAGCCCAGGTTCGCGGCGTCGTCACGGATCTTCGCCGCGTAACCCTTCTTAGCCTCCTGGTAAGCCAGCGGCTTCGTCTGCTTAAGCGCCTCAGCCTTAAGCCACGACTCGGTGTGGTTCTGGTAGAAGTTCGTGTCCTTGAACTTGGCGATGAACCTGGTGGCAGTCCAGCCTTCCTTGATGGCCTCTTTGAAGATGTCCTTCAACTTGTCGTTGGAGTAGATGAGGTCAGCAGCCCAACCATACTCGGAAGCCATGAGGTCGGCTTCCAGTTTGTCCCTGCTGTCCTCCTTCTCCTCCTGCTTCTGCTTCTCGTACTTCTTCTCCTCGGCCTTGGAGACAGTCCCGTCCTTATCCAAGTCCTTCTTGTCGAACTTCTCCTCGGCCATCAGATGCTCACCGGGTCATCAAGGGCAGCCATGAACGCGTCCATGAGGGAAGTCGCAGCCGTGTACTCGGCGTAATCCTCACGCGAGGTCACATAGTCCTCAGTGATCTGAGTGGGACTGGTGCCACCAGTGGTGGACACCGTGCTCCCGGAAGAAGTTGTCACAATCGGGTTCGCCTTCTCTTCCTTGTTCAGAGAAGTCAGGAACTCCTTGAACTCGTCATCAGTTGCTCGCCTGCCCAGCAAGTTAGACATGGCAGCGTTCACCAACTGCTTCGCCGAATCCGGGTCGGTGAGCCGGTACTGGATGGTGGTGGACGAACCACCACCACCGCCGCCACCACCGCCACCGCCACCGGGGCCACTGGCACCCATCGCGGACTGGCCGTCCAGCAGGCCAGTGATCATTGACCAGGCCGTAGGCCCGCTCGGGTTAGAACTCGCCATCTGAACCGCGTCATTAATGAGCGACATCCCGTACGACATGTTCTTCACCGGGTAGCCGTAGTACGCGGAAGCGGCAGCCATCACTGTCGCCTGCGTGCTAGGGCTATTCATGAAGGCAGACTGCATCGAGCCAAGGCTGTTAGCCGTGGCACCAGTGTAAGAGGAAGGAATCCCCGAGTAGCCGCCAACGTGATACTGGACTGCGGGGCGTACAGGCATGCGGTTGTATGCCTCGTACGCCGGGACGGGAGGATTGTAAGTGTTGTTGCCATTGCCCACCGAGGTGCTCCCGCTGGTGCTCCCGCCGGAGGCACGTGTTGCGGCAGCCTTCTTCACCGCTTCCCAATCAATTCCACCTGCCATTACCGTGGCACCTCCAGATTAGTCTCATGTACAGGTAGGAGCGCATCCCGAGCGAAGTAGCGATCCCACATGTTCAGCCAAGCCACATCCATGCGCGGGTCCGTGAGCGGGATAACAACCAACTCGACCCAAGAGGTCTTCAAGTCTTCGTTCGATACCGCGTCGATCTGGTCGGAACCACCGTTCGCCTTGCGCTCCGCGAGCGCCTCAACGAAAATCTCCCGAGCCGTCATGTAGTCACCCAGGGCCGCAATATGCGGATCGTTTCCATGCTTTGACATGAACTCCTGGTTGTTCAGGATCGTCAACGCAGCCATCACTTCGTCACGGGCACCGTTGCGATCCTGCTGATCGAAGTCCACACCCCACGCCGGGTACTCCTTGCGGATGTCCACAATGGTCTGCTGCCTGAGGGCCAGCAGATCCGGATCGGACTGGTACTTATCCGGCTCCAGTCCCCGGTCGATTGCCGCAGATGAGATGATCTCCTCCAACTGGTTGAAGGCCCGCCATCCGAGATCCCGCTGCGAGGCATCCTCGGCAGCGGACCCCGACAGGATCGACGAGTTGGATGGACCGCCACGGAGGAACCTCCCGGACGCGCCCTCCACGGGCGTGTTCAACTGGGCCCGGTAGATGATGTCGCTGTACTCCTCGCCAATCGAGTAAGAGTTAGTTAGCATGGCAAGCATCTGACCGTTCTCCCCAATGCGGGCAAGGTCGCCAGCGAGCCCCTTGTTCTCCTCGTAAATTTCCATCGCCGAGGCAGTCGGGGCAACCCCCGACGCCTTCGAACCGGACAGGGACTTCGTGTAACGGAAGAAGTCCTCACCGTACAACTGCAGGAACTCGCTGTCGGCCTGTGATACCCCATCGGGATTCACAGAGCCGTCCGGGAGCAGACGGTACTTCTCGTCCAGACGCTTCGACTCGCGAATGTAGAACGCGAACGGTGACTGCGGCATCACCGCAGTTGGCATAATCATTGCGGCGCCAGCCCTCAGGCTGTACATGGCTCGCGCAGAGTCGACGGCTTCCTGGAAGTCCGGAGCATCGCCTTGCCGGTCATTAAGGTCCCAGTTCGTGAGCATCGTGCGGTAGATCTCATCCGCAGTGGCAACGAACTCAGCCGACGACTCGCCACGCTGGCGCGTGAACACGCGCTTAGCAGCAGCAGGAAGAACAGCCTCCGCCGTCAGGTCGATCAGGTCCTTCTCCTTGGACTGCACCCCGAACGGGAGCAGCCCAGTGGCAACCACATCGCCAATGGGGATCCCCCATGCTTCCCACTGCTTGATCGTGTCCGCAAGCACCGGCTTGTAGTTCACGATCATCGACAGGGGGACAGCCACGATCGGGTCGACACCGGGCAGCCACGGGTACTCGCCAGGAAGGATCACATTCAGTGACCCCTTCGGGATCAAGGACTCGCCAAACAGGTTCCCGACACCGGGGATCTGCTTGGTGAAAGGCACCATCAGCCAGCCACCACCGGGGGAGAACAGGTGCTTCGGCAGGCTCGTGATAGCCGAGCCGCCAGCCTCCTTGTCGACAGGCTTCATGTCCTCGTCCAGCGCCCAACCTGACTGGTTGATGCCCTGCCAGAACTGTGCGTACCTCACTGCAGTGATCGGCTTGTTGTAGAACGTCTTCGCCCAGAACTTCATGGACGACTCCCACGCGGGGAAGAACGGCACAACGAAACGCAGCGCATACGCTGGCGTAGACAAGCGGTTCACCGTGTACAGGGTTTCCCTGGTTTCGCGCAGCGCATGAGCATGCGACTGCTTACGCAAGTTGAACATGACGTCATCAGTGAGAGTCACGGCATCATCCATGCCGTCCAACTGGCGAGTCATCTCCTCCATGAACCTGGCCCGATAGAACGGGTGGCGAACCACATTGTTCTCAGGGATCGTACCGAGACCCTTCATCATCCCGGAAGTGAATCTCTGCCAGGTGTTCTGCTGATCGACCCAATCCAACTGGGTCAGTTCAGGCATCTCACGCCAAGACAGGTACGCCTGGAGACGGTCAGCGGTAACATCGTTATCGCCAACAAACTTCTGAAGTTCCTTGTCCGGGATGAACTGGTCCAGTCGAGTTCGGCGTTCCGCAATCGCCTCGTCAACACCTCCCGCAGCAGTGTCCCTGCGGAGCGCGTTAGTCTCCTGCGAGTTGGTGCGCAGCCACTTGGCGATGTCCTCGTCGGACTCGCCACGCATCATGCGCAACATGATGGCGTCATTGCGGAACAGGGTGTTCACATCTTCGGCGAGCGCTGACCAGTACAGGCGCTCACCGGGCTTGTAGGGCACCCGCGCCGAAGTGCGGCGCAAGCCAACAGTCGCATCGTTGGTGTAGCCCATCAAGTCACGGGCAACCGTCATGTCAGACGAGGAACGTGCCCGTGCCAGATTGCCGTACGCAGTGGTCGGATCGAACGGGTCAGCGATCACAGTACCCTTGGCTGCAGCGTTCCTGCCATTGTAGGTCTGCCGCTTCTCCTGCCACGCCTGACCCACGCTGCCGGAGTTCCCCATGCGGCGCTTCACCGACTGCTTGCCCATGCTCTTCAACGCTTCGGAGCGAGCCAGCATGGCGTTATCCAGGTCGGCAACTGCATTGGAGTAACGCCTAGCCTTCTTGCCAAGGTCATCCAGTCTTGTTTGCAACCCATTATACGTGTCGTTGTTCGACAGGATCTGGTACGCCTGCGCCTTCGCTACGTCGCCACCAGCCAGTTCCATGTAGTCCTGGGTGGCTTCCTTCGAGGACAGCAGTTCGCTCTTCGTCAAGTAGACAGGCTGATCGTTGGCACCGTTCACGATCAAGTGAGTACGGTTACCGTCCTCCATCCACTGGATCAACTTCAGTCTTTCGGTTGTGTCGAACCTGGCTGCACCCTCAGCGGAAGGTGCAGCAGACTTCGTGCGGATATTGAACCCCGCCTGGACGTTGCCAAGTTCGCCGGAGTCACCACCCAGTTTAGCCGTGCGAAGATCCATGACCTGCTGGCTGTTGACCGCAGCCTCATCAATGTAGGTAGGCACGGCAGTGTCGGTGATTGTGCGCAGGTTGCCCTGGGCACTGGAAGGATCATGCAGGTAGATGACGTCGTAACCCTCAGCGGTGTACTTGTTCGGTACGACAATCTTCCCGTAACCCAGATCCTTGGCGGCGCGGACAATCCGCTGCACACCAATCCAGTCCGCTACACCCGCAGGACCATCCCCACCCTGAGTGAACGCAGCCAATGTGGAGGCATCGTACTCGTCGGCGGCATCGTAGCCGCCGATCTCGTTCATCTTCACCTGATCGTCGTACACCTTATTCCATGCACGCTGCACGCGCACGGCAGCGTCATACGCAGGCTGCACCTCAGTGACCTCGGCGACATTCGGCGAGATGTACCACACGTGAACGGGATGCTCTTCAACCTCGCCACCGACGCGACCGCCACCCTTGTGACGGACACCAAGCAGACCCTGGTCGGTGATCGTGTCAACCCACTGCTTCTGCGCCCACGCCAAAGTGGCGGCAGCCTCAGTCTTTGAGTCGGCAGCCAGAGTGGGGGCGACCTTGCGGACCTCATCAAGGTCCGCGTTCTCCGCCAGGTGAGCCCACAACTGCTTCATCATGAAAGCGTTATCGAACTCGATGAACTTGCCTTCGGCAATAAGTTCCTGGTAGCGACGGTTGGCGCGATCATAGAAATCTTCAAGCATTTCGTCAGCGTCGAAACGCTGCGTCAAGCCGGACTTCTCAAACACGGCCATCAGCAGTTCGTCTTGCGCCCTATGCGCGGCGACGGCCTTACTGTTCCCGAACGCCTCTGCAGGGTCGAAAGGCTCACCGAAAGCGGGAGCATCAAGGTCAAAGAAATCGTCCGGCGAGGACGGCTCAAGGACATACATGCGTGGGCCAGGAGCAGACGGGTCATCCGCAGCCGTAATGATTGGGCGATTGAACAGGTTGCGCTGATCCTCCAGACCCTGCTGCCAGCCATAGACACGCTCACCAACAACATACCCGCCACCAGCAACCTGGGGCGAACCCGAAGAATACGGCGCACCCACGCCCATCAGGTTACCCACGTTGTCTTCGTTGTCGTAACGCATCTCATCGAACTGCCCATTAGGCAGTTCTGAACCACCCATGAACATCGAAATATCGCCAGGCTCATCAACCACCTGGTAGTCCGAATAATCCATGTCCCACACGAAATGCTTGATCTCTTCGGCCTCATCGATAAGTTCAGCGGCGCGCTCATCGATGTATGCCTTGTTCGCTGTGAGGATCTGGCGCAACTGGCCCGACTTGATCAGCGCACCAGATTCCTCCAACGCGGCAGCGATCTTAGGATCAAGTCCCTTAGCGGACAGGCGCCCGTACACGGCGCGAGCAAGAACATCGTCGTCATTCATCATGACGACCAGGCCACGCAGATCCTTGGCGATAGTTTCCATGTCATCGGATGCGGTCAGCCCAGAATCGAACAGGTCGTTGTGCAGGGCAGCAGTGGAATCAGCCCACTGCTGCATGTCTGGACGCACCGTCCAGTCAATGCTCACTACCTTGCCCGCTTCGTCAACCTCCGCCATACCATCAGCGAAGTTCGACATGAGCGCACCATCCAGCGTGCGCGGATCGGTGCCCTCGTAGAGGGAGAAGCGCCCAGGCTTCTTGAGGGCGACATTGCGGAAGTCGGCGAAGCGCCAAGCCGTATCGTAGTAAGCGGTCTTCAATGGGGTGGCAAGGTCAAGGGTCTTTCCGTACACGACCGAGCGCACTGCCTTAACAGGCGTGCCCTTAGGCAGCACAACCACCCGGTCGAGGAAACCGCGAGACGCCTTGTCAGGGTTCTTCGCGATATTGTCGATGAGGGCGGAGACATCGCGGATACGCGAATAGGTTCCGTCCTCATTGGCGTATGCCAAGTAGTTGCCGTCGCTCAGGAACGACTTCGCTGCACGCTTACGGTCATACAGCCACAGTCGGGTAGCAGCATCAAGGTTGCCTTCGTTGACGGCAGCCTCGTAGGCTGCCTGCTCGCGAGGCTTAAGGAAAGAGCCGACCGGCCTATCGAAAGCGTTGTCGAAGGTGTCGCCAACTACTTCCATGGCGTCTTCGTCTTGACGCATGCCGCGCTTAGCGACCTGCTCCACGGTCATTACGCGACCGTCAGGGCCACGACCGAACCGGGCCATGTCCTCGCCAGTGCGAGAACCCACAGCCATCCAGCCCGCATCGAACTTGCGGGCATGGATCGGGTCGAGCACCAGTTGGTCCACGTGTCCCTGCCGGAACACAATGTCCTCGCCGATGCGCCCAGACGCCTCGCCTAGGATCGAGTCCCACTCGGTTGACTCTCCGACCTTCCATTCGACAGTGCGCTGATACACCACTGCCGCCTCGGCGGCGCGCTTTTCTACCTCAACCTGCCTCTTAGTCTTATCAACGTCGGCTAGGGTTTCGTCCAACTTCCTCTGCTGGACGGCGCGCGAATTGTAGTCACGCGCCTGCTCGCGGCGAAGAGTCTTCATCGAGGGCTTTCCAGTGGTTGCACGGGCAACCGCCGAGAAGCCACGCCTTGCAGTGTCAGCGATATTGAAGGCAGTGTTGCCGATGCCGATAGCGGTGTGGCCCACCGCTGCGGCGTAGTCCGCGTTAGCGAGATCCCCGTAGGCAGCCATGATGCGCAGCCCGCCCTCAGCGAGGTTGCGCTGCGTGTAACCCAAGCGCATCAGAGCGAGAGGGCGCCAGAACTGATCAAAGTTGCGGAGGAAGGTCTGCACTTGGCGACGGCCAGGGCGAAGAGCGCCCTGCTTGCGCGCCCAATCCTTCCCGGCGCGAGGAATGCCCTGCCCCCTGAACATCAAGTCGATCATCCCGAAGTCCAGGACAGGGAACGACTCGCCAAGTTCAGACTGCAGAAGATCATCAACGGCGACCAGCATGTCGCCGTCCTTCAACCAGCCACGCTCGACTCGCCAAGTTCAGACTGCAGAAGATCATCAACGGCGACCAGCATGTCGCCGTCCTTCAACCAGCCACGCTCATTGATCTGCTCAACTACCTGGTTGCGCGCATACTTGAAGTCGCGCAAATAACCGACAGCGTCGTCGTAAGAAATTCCGTACTCGTCCAGTTGCATGTGGAACAAGTCCGCTTCAGCCTGCGCGAGGAACTGTTGGCGCAGTTTCACAACGTTAGCGCCACGACCGCCAGCGGCGGCAATCGATGCCGCCTCCTGCTGCAAAGAGCGGCGGTAATCGTCCACACTCATTGTCACGTTCGACCCGTTGCGGCGCAAAATAACCTGCTCGCCGGACTTAGCCTTGCGGCGCAGCGTAGGAGTGTTGTCCGCGAGCGCGTCCAGTTCCGCTGAGAACTCCAACTCATCCGTCAAGTGGAACAGGCCGGAACCTGAACGACGATTCGTCGCAACCTTCTGCGCAGCCGAGCGCAGCATCAGCACCGGGCGCGCGTTGGGGATCTGGAACAGCACCGCCTCGGGGGAACGCGATGTGGCGGCGAAAGGGTTCTTGATTGTGATCGGGGTGGACCTGAAATCACCCGCACGCACCGCAGCCTTACGGCGTGCACGATCCGACCACTTCACAACCTGGGCCGAAGACCCACCAATCTTGACCTGGTTCCACGAGTTACCGAAGTAGGTGGCGTACTCGTCAAGTACGCCACTGAAATGCTTCACTTCGCCAGGGCTCAAAGGATTCGGCACTGAGATGGTCTGCGTAGCCGCACGACCCTCGGGCGTGAACTGGCTGAGGAACTGCCTAGTGTCGGCACCGTCCGGTGCCGCAGCCTTGAGGCTCGCGGAGCCTGGAGTGGGACGGATACCAGTCGGCGTGAAATCGTCAAACACGCGAGCGAACGCCGAAGTTGTCTCGTTCGACAGGAGCAGCATGTCACCCGCCAGCGGGTTCGAAGCCGCCAGCAGTTTCTGAGCATTCGCATCACCAGCGAGAGCAAGGATCGCGTTACCCGCCTCCTCCGGGGTGCGGGTAGCGCCAATGACACCCCCCACAAGGGAAGGGTTCTTTGACGCGGCAACCATCGGCACATACTTCAACTCGTCCGATGACATGGAAGCGAACTCTTCGGCCTGATGCCCCCACCGGGTGGGTGCACCTTCAGTACCGCCACTGGCACGCCACTGATTGTGACGGATCATATCCTCGGCAGCCTTAGCGCGGCCCGCCTCAGATGCCATATCCACCATCATCGCTGCATTACGGGCACGAGTGACACCCATAGCGATCAGCGCGTCAGGCGCTGCATACGCCTGCAGGAGAGCGTCTGTCGCACCAGACATGTACTTGAACGGCGTGTTCGACTCAAAGGACGACACGCGCTGTGTCTTGTCGTAAATGTCGTAGTCGTAGTCGAAGAGAGCCCACGGGCTCATCCTCGGGCCGTCAGCCGAATTGGCTGTGTCCTTCAACCAAGCCTCGTTGTCTGCCTCAACGAAAGCCTGCATCTTGTCTGAGATCTTGTAGCCGAGTATTTGCTCGGTTAGCGGGTCAGCGAATGAATCCGTGGCGTTACGCACGATGCCGCCGACGTTGTATGTCAACTGCTGCATAGCAGTTGCATCATTCTCCATCGGGTTGAACAGTTCCCCGACCTCTTCGAAGGTCAGTGAACCGTCACGCATGAACGGGTTCGTTGACTTGGCGGTGTCTCCGCGCGCTGCGACAGTGGATGCGACGCCGCCGAGAAGGATGCCGGTGCCACCGACGAGAGTATTGCCAAGATGCACGGTCTTGTCGTAAGCCTCAGTGAAGCGGGTCAGCCCGTAAAGGGGGTCCTCGCCACTGAGATCGACCATGAAGGACGAGGCCGCAAGGCCGAACGCGCCCTCAAGGGACCAGTTAATCTGGCCCTGATCATTCAGGACGTTGTTGCGGTACAGGGGATCAAGGGTCCAATTGGCGAGACCATTGACTACGTCCTGCGTCCATGCGGGTGCATCTGGCGATGACCAGTAGGTGCGATCAGTGGAACGGGGAACGCCCTGGCCCCACGTGGGGAACCCACCCACGTTGGCCTCGGGAGCGGCGGGCAAGCCAAGCGGGCCGGTGGAAGCAGGAGGAGTGTAGCCGGGCTCACGCAGCCCGGCGAAACGGGCCTGCTGCGCCTCCGTAGGCTTAGGCTGCGCCACTCGCTTCACCTCCCAAGATCACGGATGCTGCGCCAATGATGGAGTCGCGATCCTCTACGGTCTCGTAGGGGATGCGCGCCAGCATGAACGCAACAGGGGCATGCTTGCCACGAAAAACTTCCAAAGCGGTCGACATGTTATTGACGAAGGACAGTCTCGGATCCTTCACAGATACGACCTCAAACTGGTCAGGAACCTCAGGTACGACGCGGGGACGTCGTCGCAGCAAGCGGGGTGGGAGGCGGGCCCATAGGCACCTGCTCCACTCCCGCCATCGGTGCACCGCCCTGCAGTGCCTGAAACTCTGCCTGCTCCCCGTAACCCGCAGAAGGCATGTCGACCATGGGCTGCGTGGGGCCACCATCGGTGCGCTGGGAAAGCGCACCGGGCATGCCCACAGGAGCGGGGTTAGTGGGACGCTGATATCCTCCTGCAGCCACGGGCGATCACCTCCAACGTATGGGCTTGTTTGCGGGGCACTGATTCACTCCGTGCCCTTCGTGTCTAAAGTTTCGGGTAGACCGCCCAACGACTTCAGCATCGAATCGGCGAAGTCCTTGCGGTCTTGCTCGGCCCAGTCGTATGCCGACTGGCCCAAAGCCAGCGTAGCCAGGTTGCGGAACAGGTCCGCACTGGCGGCAGCCAACTGCGCAGCGAACACGAACGCTACTGCGCTTGTGTCTAGGTGAGCCCAGGGAGACGGCGGGACCTCCGTGCTGTCCTCTTCATCGGCGAGTACCGCAGCAATCGCTGCCGCGATCTCATCAGCCGACATCTCATCGTCTTCGAAGTCCTCGTCCACACCGTCTCCCTGGGTTAAGTCTATCGAACAGGAATGCTGTTGTTCGCCTGGAACGATGTCGCGCCGCTCAGTGGCGTCGTCTCATCAGTGCCAGTCGCCGAGTTGCCGCCTGTGACGGTCACCTCGCGCGGCTGAGGCTTCTCGTTGAGAAGCCCGGGCGCAGTCTGCTCTCCTCCAAATGCCATTTGCCTACCTCCCTCCTGTTAGATTGCTGCCGAGCGCATCGTGCGCACCGACGAGGTCGCTCTGCCGCCGCCAGACAACTGGCTCAGCAACTGCTGCACGTTATCGCTAGGAGGGGCCTGGGGCAGATCCACCCCTCCAGGGGCAGGTGCACCACCCATCATCGCCTCCATACCCGGCTCAACCGGGGCCTCACCCTCAGCAGGAGCCTCAGGCTCCGGCGGGGCAAAGATGTCCGACACCGCCTTCTCCACTGGGGTGCCCTTCTTGCGGGCAGCGATGAGGTCCGCGATGGCCCTCACGGGGCCACTCGCGTCCTGACCTTGCGCAGCCATCTCGGGGATGGCCTGCGCATAGGCGCTCACAGACGACATCAGGGTCGAACGCAAGTTCTCCACATCAATCACTTGCTCTTCCTGGGCAACGTCCAGGGAGACAGGCAGGTTCTTGCGGATGAACGACTTGGAAGTCAGCCCCGCACCCAGTGCCTGCAGCCCCCAGATGAGGGCGCGGTTAGCATCGAGCCCTGCCATGATGCCGTACTCGGCAGTGACCTGGTAGGAGCCCTTGATGTCCTTCGCGGGGGTGTAGGTCACCGTGTACGGTGACCCGTTCGCTGCGCCCACAAGGACCTTCGACTCGTTAGGCCACAGGCGCTCATCCAGTTCGAGACACATGCCCATCGAATCGGCGATAGCCTCACCGATCAGCGACTGGTAGGTGCGGATACGGCTATCGAACCCACCCATGAGGGCCTGTACACCGCGACCTGTCACCACGGAAGAGTCAGTTTCGCCCATGCGAACGTCCGGCATGCGCGTGGAAAGGCGCAGTTCGTCCTGCAGCGTGCGCTGCTCCATCATCGCCGTCTGCGGGATCTCCAGGGAGACGCGGCGGATACGCTCAGGCGTATTCGACCGGATGACAGCGTCAGGTCCGAAAGCGAACTCGGTGACGTCTGACGGCACCGCGATAGGTGCCTCAACCGCCTTCGTCGCAGCCTCAAGGTTCAACAGCGCGAGGCGCGCACGGGCAGCGAACACCCACAGGGTCTCATCGAACTGTCCACGGGGCTGACCATCGAGAGTGGGGCGCTGCGCCATAGCCACAGGGATGCGACCAAGCGGATGCTCATATGCGTCCAGCACCAGGCCCGGCTCCTGCTCGACCAGGAGCATGGCTGTGCCGTCCTCATTGTAGAACTTGATGAGGGTGAGAGTGCGGTTGGACTGGTCGGAGGCACCGTACTGCTTCCCGATCAGTCGGGAAGCATGCTCCGGGTACAGGTTCGCGAGTTCCCTCGCGGGACGGTTCCAAGTCTTGAAGTAACCGATGACCTTCTCGAACCGATCGCGCTCAATGTAGGTGCCGAGCGGTGAATCCACGTGGATGTGCGGATTCGACTTGTCGAAGTTCGGCTCGACACGCAGAATCGTGGTGCCGAAAGTGATCAAGTAGTCTGCGGCAGTGACCAGTGAGTTGCCGAGGCGCGTGTCATAGGCGTAGCCGTTGACGATCTGCGTCAACTTGGATGCACGACGCCTTGACGAATCGTTCAACGCGTCATCGCCGAAAGCGGTGAGCGTCGGCATCACACCAGCCTGCTCCGCAGAGTCCTGCGCGGCAATATCAACCATGTTGGCGATCACCGGGGCGGGCCAGTCACTGGGGAACATGCCCTTGAAGACCTGGCTTGCGCGTCCGGTGCGCACCAGCGACACGGCGCGGAAACGCGACTGGGCAGCCTGCGACTCGCTGCGCACCATGTTGTAACGCTTGAGCACCATCGATGCCTCAGACATGCCCCTCCTCTCACCAGCCCACAGCGGAACTGTTGAAGTCAGCCAGGTTGATGACAACCTGGCGTTCCTTATCCCTCGGGGACAGGAATCCGTTTGTCCCGAAGGACTTGAATTGTTTCTTGTTCGCTGACATCACGTAGTCATTGCTGTGCAGGACACAGAACCACAGCGCATCCACGGCGTCCGAGCGACGCCTGGTGCGCTTCACTGCAGGTGACCACGTGATCAACTGCTCCACCAAAGACTTCGGCCCCGCCGAGATCGTGTCAGGGATCGACAACAGGTTGTCGTCTTGGTGCTTGAGCGAGAAGTTGCCGTCGCCGACTGCAGCCACAGTCCCGAACAGGGGCGCCATCGCGGCCACACCCATATCTGGATCCAACTTGTTACGCAACGTCTGATGCGGAATGAGGGCAACGCCCCGACCCGCCATATACCGCAGAAGCGCCTCATCCTGCGAGAGGAACCCCTGGAAGGCGTTCGTTTCGATAACGAACTTCGCGGGCTGGTACGTTTCCGTGAACTCCTCAATGAGTGCACGGATCTGTGCGGGTGTCGGATTCGTTAACTCGCGCACATCCAGGATCAGTCGCTTACCTGTTTCCCGGTGCACCGCTAACGCTACTGCGGCAGTGGTGCCCGCGATAGCAGGGTCCATGCCACAGACGGTGATGAACCCGTCCGTAGAAGCAGGATGCCCAGGTGCCCCGGGCCGCAACGGACCCACCTTGCGCATCTTGTTCACCGAACCGAACACGGCACGCGCATGGAACACAGCCTCATCAGAGACATCCTGCTGCTGGTACACGAGCGCCCACTTCGTGGGACCTACCTCGTTACGGAGCGCCGCAAGGCGCTCACCAGTCCAACGCGGATACAAGCCCTCACTGTCCGGCTCTTCCATTTCCGCCATCGACGAATCACTACGAGGCCACAAGGACTCCCAGTCCTTGGGGTCATCAGCGTAAGAGAGCACTGCAGGCATTGACAGGTAAGACCACGGGATCGCGGCATCCGTGTAGTTGTCCGGGTTACGCAACTCCCGGTACAGGTCCTGCGCCGACACGCGCGTACCCACCACCAGCAACTGGCCCTCCGGGCCCAGGCGCGTCGCAACCTCCTGACGGATCCAATCCATCTGCTTCGCCCACTCACCCGAGTTGGAAAGCGTGATGGCGTCATCGAGGATGATCAGGTCGGCGCGAGCGCCATACACCATGCCCCCGATCCCGAGCGCCTCAACGCTCGGGTCCTTCTCACCGTCAGCACGATCAAGGTAGATGCGAGTCTGCGACCATTCGCTTGAAGCAGCCTTCCAACCCCCAGGGGGACCGAACGTGATCTGCAACTTGCTGTACATCGGATGCGTCAACCGCTGCTTGATGCCGTACAAGATCTTGCGAGCGAAGTCCTGAGTCTTACCGATGATCATCACCCTCAACTGCGGGTTCTTCATCAAACGGTAGACCGTATAGTTGGTCGATACAGTCGTCGTCTTCGCAAAATTAGGGGGAATGTTGATCAGCAGACGCTGATGCCCACGCAGCCCAGGCTCCCAAGTCATCGACGGGTGCAGCCAAGCAGGCTCACGCCCCTCCAGGGCGTCGACCATATTCTGCGCGTGTGGGAACACCCGCTGGAACATGAACTCTTCGGAGAACTCGGCGAAGGTACCGATCTGGCGTTCGGTCGCCCCCGACCGATTCAACGCTACCTCGTCCTTGACCCCATCCACAGCCATCTTGAACTCGGGGAACCGGCGCCGAGAATCCTCATACCAACTCCGGGACCGATCCACCGCGCCCAGGGCCTCAGTGATCGAAGCACCCTGCCTCAGACGATTAACGAAATCGTCCTGGATCTCTCTGATGGGCCTACCCTTGGGCTTTCGGCCTGCAGCCATTCAGCCCTCCTCAGGGATCTAGTACAGGGACTCGGGGTCCGCTAGCGCGTCCCCGTTGAAAGACTTGTTCGAGCGGGTGCGGGGGTTACTTCGCCCAGCCCACCGCCCAGGATCATCATCCTCGAACGCGCCATAGTAGGCGCTCCAACCCTCGGAACCCATATTCGGGTTCTCCGGTAGACGGGCAAGATCAGCCCAGGGGTTGTCCGGGGTGTGCCAGCGGCGATGCCACAAATCGGCAAGCCGCTGAGCAGCCTCCGGGGTGAAGGGCCTGGACTGCGGTCGAGGGTTGAGTGCCATGCCCCCATCCTAGGCCCTCCCTCCTGGGAGGGCTTGAAGCGCCACGCGATCCTCTCACACCGCGAGGATGGCTTCCACCCATGAGAACCATCGGGGGCCCCCCTAAGAAAGTCCCGTCGACCGAAGTGAAAAAGGGAAGGGCTCCTATAGGGGATCGATCCCAGATCGATCCCCGTTAACCGGCAAGACCGCCCTAGCGGTCTTGCCTCAAAGAACCATCCACCGGCAAGTTATCCACAGGCAACTGTGGATGACTTGTGGAAAGAAATAAGGGAGTCTTTTAAGGGGATCGATCTTAAGGATCGATCCCCTAGACAAGACCGCCTTAAGCGGTCTTGTCTTAGCCCTTGAATCGCTCACTGATGTTCGCTCTTCAAGGGCTTTTCGGTTACCCCCCCCTACCCCCCCCAGAGAGTATCACACTCTCTGGCGGGGAGATCATCATTCCCCCCTTCCCCCCACAATCAAAGCCTTCCCATCGGCAGAAAAACAACACGACGTTATTAAATCGTTACAAGATCCTTACCAAATGTCCCGCTATGCGGGACAAACACCCCCAAAGAGGCCTCCACAAGGCCGACACGCCCAAGCCCACAGCGGCAAACCCCGTTACAGAAATTGGGCAATATTTTTCTGTATAGAGGTATGTAGGGAGGGGGGGTGGGGGTTGCAACCACCGGGTCGTATTGTCCCGAAATGTCCGTTTTTTTCCGCTGGGCCGGGGTCTTGCACACAAGTGGGAACCCTGTGCGGCGTGCGTCGTACGTCACGGGAAGTCACCCCCCCCAGGGGGTGCAAAC